ATTACATCATCATAGGGCCAGCGCCAGGAGGCGACTGGCCTTGCAAACCCTGCGGCGGCATCCCCTGCGGGGGAGGACCGCCCGGCACACCAGGAGGCATCTCCTCCGGCGGCAACTCTTCCGGCACAGGATCAGGAGCACCCGGACCCATCAGACGAGCCACATCGGTAATGCCGTTCATCCGCATGATTTCCGAAATGAACTCTTGGTCATTCAACAGGCCCGAACCAATCAGACCGCCAAACGCATCCATCATCTGCATGGCCTGCTGGCGGCGGAACGACTCGTTCATCGGCTGAGTAGACCCAGCCTCCACCTTAAACAAAAACTCGCCCTGGATCGCTTCACCCGAGTACGGCACCCAGGACTCTGCGGCCCCAGCCGACATGACCCGTGCAACATCTTCTTTTTCCAAAAACTGTTGCGACAGTTTAATCATCTGTTCAGCAATCTCGGCCATCGCACGCTCAACCTTAGCGAGCTTGTCGGCCGAACGGGCATTAGAAGCATCCTGCATCAACCCGACCTCGGTGGCGGTGCGGCGAATATCGCCCTGACCGCCACGCTGGTACTCTGAGACACCAGAAACCAAATCAATATCGGACAACGACTGCTGATCCGAACGGTACCACTCGGGCGGCAAACCCAAAGGCTGAATTTGGGCAAACGCCTCATTGAAAGGCGTGTTGTTCAGGACCGGGACGAACGCATTGTCCTTCCCTTCCTTCATATCCGACACACCCTGCGACCCGAGAGCCGCTTCCTTGTACAAAGTGATACGTCCGCCACGCTTACGGTCGTTGACCTGCGCCGAACGCACCATACCCAACTCTACCTGAAGGGGGAAGATCGTTTCCACGTCCCCGACGGGGAAGAAACGTTCCGGCACCTCATAGTTTGGGATGTAAGTGAACGGATGAACGTTCGGATAGGGCGATACCGTCGGCTTCAACAGCCACGTATCGCAACCCTCAGCAAACACACACATTTTGTTTGTGATAAGGTCGTAAAACTCGTAAACTTCAACAAATTCTTGCCCGACAGGCTCCGCATGGGCAGAATGTTTGTCAACCTCAACCTCAGAACGTTGACGGGACTTAGAAACAGTCTGCAACTTGGTTCGAGCAGCCTTCGACCACAGTTCGTTAGCCTTAGCGACCTCCAACGGCATGAAAACACGCTGTGCGATCCACCGCATGTCGTTGAAACGCTTGGCATCCGGGTCAAAAAACATGTCGAACGGCGAAACCCGCATAACGAGCGGCTGATCGACCGTCAATTCCGTCTTCGTAGACGGCAATTCCTTCAACAGTTCCTCGTTAGACGGGAACTCGGCGCCAAGACCCGCAGCTTCAGCCTGCATTTTGGTTTGCAAAGCCTGAGCAGCCAACAGTTCGAACTCCTCGGCCGTCAAATCGACTTCCTCTTCCTGAGAATCCCAGGTAGTTTTAGCCCAACCGTGCCCGATGATAACAAAATCTTTGATAGCGTCCCGAACCTCGTCCTGGACCCGGCCGGTATGCCACTGATGGTTCACCAAAGCCTCAGCCGTCTGGGCCGAATCAATATAGTCCGGGTGGACCGGACCAACATTGATCTTGGGAACGTTCACGGCAATCGACGGGACGATAACGTTGACCGTCGAGAACACCATATTCGGAACAACAACGTCATCGTACTGACCGATCTCGGTGTACGGATACTTGTTGGAATAGATAGCGATGAAGTCCGAAAATCTTTCATCCCACCGGCCAGAACTCTTGAAGTTCTTGGCCGCTTCAATCAACGTGAGCTTAGACCCAACGGAACCCTTGTCCTTGTTGCTGCCCGTGGCCGTACCGGCCTGGTTCATCGCAGCATCATAGTTGCTCGTTGTGTACCCGTCACTCACGTTTTGCCCCCGCCACCAGTTGTTGCGAATCCCGATTTAGTTTTTAGGACATCCAAGGTTTTCTGTGACACACCGGGATTAGGTGCGTTCACCGGCACGGGATCATGACCCAGTGCTCGACCTTCTGCAATCGTATTCTTTACGTCGGAAGCAATGGTGCCTCCAACGAGACCGTCCCCGTGAAAAGCGCTTCGGTAGCCACCGAAACCAATAGACACGCCAGACACACGACACTTGAAACAAACTGTCGGACTGAAACTTTCAGTATTAAACTTTGATAGTGGAGCTTCGTTTCCACAGTCTGTACAAACCATCATTTTACTGCGTCTCGCTTAGGTAGCGGGCCGCACTTTTGACGAGGTTGAGATCATCTTTAAACTTGCCAAGGGCAAGGTTGCAGTGATCGCAAAGTAAGCCTCGTACGATTCCAGTCTCATGGCAGTGATCCACTGCCAGAGACTTTTTGAATTCTGATTGGTGCCCGGAACAGATGGCACAGCAGCCATTCTGCTCTGCGAACATCTCGTTGTAGTCGTCAATCGTAATGCCGTATGTATTTTTGAAATAGGAATTTTTCCGTTGAGCCACCTTCTCAGGTGACATCATTTCGGTCCTCCGGCAGAACTTGCAAGTGGAGTCAAGCGCCTCACGACGCTTGTAAAAATCCTCTGCGAGACGATCAGTCTCGCATTTCTTGCAGTTCAACGTACTAAGCATCTCACTTACTAGCATATTATGTTCCATCCGTTCCTAAATTACCGGCGTCAAACTCTTGCGGCCCTTACTGCGCCCGCCTTGTAACTGTTCATCCAACCAGTCGATCGTGCCACGCCTATCGGGCGTCGGCAAGATCATCTGATGCTCATGGGCATACCTGCGGCATTCGATAGTGATACCGAGCGCCATCACACAGTCATCGTGCGGGGAACCATGCAACTTGACACGCTCCCCACGCTGCTCCCGAACAAACGTTTTGATCTCGTGAACCGTAGCCCGATCCCAAGCCTGATGACCGTCCCGAATCCAGGTAGCGATACCGTCAGCCAACGGCTGCTTGTTCGCAGAAGTCGTCAACCAACCCAACGTTTCCAACCGTGTTTCCTGCCTCGTCGTCTTAGAATGACGACGATACAGATTCTCGTACCCGCAATCCCGCAAAGCCGTCAAAGTCGTCAAACCATGATTGTTGATCTCTACGTTGACCAGGGCGTTTTTGAAAAACGACCCGATGCCAGGCAAAATCTGGTTCCCGAACACATCCGGGGCGCAACGGCCCCGCCACATGCCAACAATCTCCCCAGAAACAGCCTCCAAAACGTACGCTACAGACCAGTCACCACGATCCAACCCCATCGCAACGTCGGCCCCAACGACATACGAAGACTGCGGATTAAACCGCCAGTTCCCGTCCCGATCCCTGGGCAGCCAAACAGCGAGTTCGCCCCGAGGCGACTCGACCAAATTGCCTATTTTGTCAACGAACTCTACATTAAAAAATCCGGTAGGTTCCTTGAGTTCCCAAAGTCGCACCGGCTCCAAATCGAAGAACGGGTTACCGGAGCCAATAAAAGCATCCTCGGGAGAGGACGGGTATTCCTGCGCCACAAACCACTTCGGGTTATTAGCAACCTTATCGTCATACCACGCCTGATCCCTCTCAGGAACCGCCCGCCAAGAATGAAAAATGGGGTGAAAATTAGAGTTACCTGAAGTAGCAGCCACCCAACGATCATGAAAAAAGTCTCCCTCACCCTTAGCGGTCGAAAGACCAACGATACGGCCCCCCAAGTCTGCGGTCGGCTCAATAGCCGCCCACGCACCCTCCTGATCGTTAATAGACGCCCACTCGTCAACCACAGCCAACCAGGCCGTCTCACCACGAATCGGGTCAGAAGCAGACTGAGACGAAACAATAAAGGATTCATTCTCGAACGACATCCGTTCCAACGTACGGTCCGTCAAAGCCGGACCCTTATCTCGCACCCAAGCAGGCAGCATACGGTAAGCGTAACGGGACTTGTGAAGAAGGGCACGGGCCTCCCGCTGCCCCTTCGACAACATATAGATTTGCCGGTCAGCACCACCCATAGCAAACCACAAACACAAACCGGCAATCAGAGCCGAAAACCCGATCTGACGGGCCTTCAAAATGATGACGTTACGGTTCCCAATAATGTCCGCAACAGTCTCTAGTTGGGCATCACGCAAACGAAACGGGATACGTTTACCAGGAACCTTCAAAACCAGTACGTCCTCAGCGAACGCACGAAACGCCTCAACCGCCTGCGCTATCTCCGCCTCCGACATGTCCCGAGGACGAATCGTCATGTCCTTCGGAAACCACGTCCTCCACTTCATCTCCCGTTCCAATAGCTCCGGGTTCAACCTCCCAGCTTTCGACGTTTTCTTCATCGTCGCCTGGCCCTGAACGTTGTGGATCGCCACCATTTTCTCCTCCGAGGCCAATCATTTTGGCTCGCTCGTTATACAACTCCCAAATCTCTTCATCCGAGAGGTCTTCCAAATTGATCTCATCCACATCCTGAATCTTCAGGAGCTTATTATCGTAGCTCCACGCTTCGTGGACCCCGATAGCTTTCAACCAGTCACGGGCAGCCGTCAAACGAATCTTTGTTGAAATCGACTCATCCAGAGTCGTTTCATGCAAGAAATCGAGTACCGCCGAGACCCTTCCGGGGTCTCCGGCAGCATTCAACGTCAGCCATCTCGTAGCCATCACGACATTCGGGTCTTTACGCCAACGGTGGAAAGACATCAGACTGATGCCGATCTCCTCACAAAACTCTTTCTGAGTAGCGGGCTTCCTGTGCCGTTCTGGCATTGACAGCCAGACGGCCAAACGCAACTGGTTATCGTTCAGCGTGCGCTGTGCGTCCTTCATGGACCTCTTCGATGGTCTGCCGGGGACTCCTCCGGTCACTACTGCCTCATCGAGTGCGGCTGTCCTGTACTCTTTATGCTTTGTCATAAGCTCCCACTTGTGTTGCGGACTCTGCCGTCCGCAACGATTGATAACAGACACCCGAGCGAATGCGAGGGAGGATCGGTTATACAAGTAAGCCCTCTCCCTACTGGGAAGAGGGCTTTGTTGGTTGATAGTCTTACTAGTAAGATTCACACTCTGGAAGAGTGAATCTTGTTAGCTTACTAGCTAACAAGCAAGCGCTCCTACCGCTGGAAGCGGTAAGCGCTTACTAGTATGTAACTAGTGTACACTAATAGCGAGTTACGTTCCACACCCCAAAATCAAGGTACCAGGGACTATCCCGAAACAGTCCCGAAAACGCACACAAATGTTACAAGAAAGTTACAAGAAAGTTACAAGAAGTTAATAACCTAGTAGACTAGTCGGGAATAAAGGTACGGACAAATACGAGTACATACCAAACGGCTAACATCCCGCACAGCATTTGACCCCTCCCCCCTTCCTCCTGCTAAAACACGCTAAAATAGCATAAGTACCGAACCAACAACAACCATAAAAACTGTGGGGGCTGGGGGCACCACTATACCCGGCCTCGGCTAGTCGGGGGGATCGGGGTGTGTTCATGTTTGTGCAATTGTTGTGTCCGCAAGTGTTGTGTCCGCAATGGTTGTGGCGTCAAGTTTCTTGTTTCGTCGTGTGTTGGTTGTGTCCGCAATGGTTGCTTGCGCAATGGTTGCGTCGTGTAGGTATCGGCTCGGCTCGGCTCGTTCGGCTCGGCTCGGCTCGCAAGTCTCCGGGGTAGTTATCCACAGAACGTTTGTTCGGTGCAGGCGCTCTGTCGCTCGTCACGCTCGTAGATTGCCTTCCCGGTCCATCGTTACCGTAGGGCACGTTGAGGTCCTTAGGTGGCGTTCTAGGGTACTCTCCGGGCATTCTAGTTTGACGTTGTAACGGTATCGTGCGATTACCGGCGTCGATTATCACTTTCCGTCAACCTTTCCGGTCACTGTCAGTGATGCCAGTCGGCATTCCATAGTTATCCACAGAATCCACAGGGTTTTCCACAGGCTGACGCTAGGCTCTGTTGTTTTTACGTTTCGTAAAACGTCTTGACTTTCGTCCGACGTTTCGCTACGTGCGTGCCCGCACGTTCCTCCCAACCAAGAAAAGGACCCGATGTCCCTTATATTACGATTGTGTTACAAGATCGTGATTCACTTGAGTTTTTAAAAATTGCGGAGTAGAACTGTTCTTGCCGCCGGACAATCCGGTCAAGCGCTTACCGACCGGAAAGGTCACCATCATGTCAAACGCATTCGTTTCCACCGCTACAACAGTCGCACTCGGAGCAACCGATATCGACTCGATCAATACTGCGCAACGCTTCGTCTCGTCTCTTTCTACCGTCCGGCAAGGTATCGAGAAGAGAATCGAGAATGCTCGTTCGCAAGTTGCCGAGACTCTCATCCTGTCAGTAACCGGCGTGATGTTTGTTCTCGATAATGGGGGAGAGTCTGCCAAGCCTAAAGACTTGAGCGAGGCTATGGGTATCTCTGATTCTCATGCTTCCAAGATCCGAACAGTCGGGACGTTGGCCCGGTTCCTGGCCGGTACGTTCGGCGAGATTGATAAGAATGGCAACCCGATGTCGCCCGCTTGCAACCTTTCGTACGCTAAAGCGAAGACCGGCGCCGATAATCTCCTCGCCTGGTATGAACTTGAGATGGCAGGCGCACCTTCGGCGCCGTCCCTGTCAGTCCTCATGGCAGACTTCGGCTCATTCGACGGTACTACTCGACTCGGTGCGGGCCAGTCAATCCGGGAGATCTTCGGATCAATCGAGAAACTTTACACGATTGCGAAGGGTACTACCGTGCACCCGGATGCGCCGGAGGACGAGGGAGACGACGAGGGAGACGACGAGGGCGCCGAGACCTGGCAGGGTATGCTCTCCCGGGCATTGGAGGCCGCCCGGGCCCAGGGTGCAACAGCGACCGAGATCATGTTCATTGTCCGGGCATTCAATAACGAGGTCTGACGAATTGAGAGAGCACCGACCGAGGGTCGGTCGGTGCTCTCGATTGTTTGCCAGAAGTTTTTCAAAGATATCCAACATTGAAAGTGAGAACAGAATGTCCGAAGAAGATACTTGCGCCCCGATGATCGTAGCCGTCTTGAACAGTAACCTTTCACACGAGACGAAAGTGGGACTACTGGAAAGACTGGGAGTCGTCTGGCTCGACGAGCTGGATGGCCCGACAGAGGAAGAGCGAATCGACGGTTGGGTCGAAGATGTAAAAAGAATTGGTTGACATGTCGAAACACCCTGCTAAGGTAGGTGTCATCGGGAAGCTCGCCGCTCCCGGTCTGATGAGACTGGCGCTATGAAAGGAATTTTTAAAAAATGAGTTACGACAACTACGATATGCTCGGCACTCCGGTAGGAGCTGGCGATGGGGACGACGACCAGATCGTCATTCACACCGATATGGGAAGGCGTATGTCGGTTGGGGAATTGGGCGTCATGGATACGATGCGATTGAAGCGGGACCTGGAAGGCGTCGACGTCTCGGTCGTCGGATGGTACGCCGCTCTGTCGCCGGTCGATCCTCCGGGCGGTATCGGCGGCGGAGATCCGGCCGACGGCGACGAAAACGGCGCCGACGGCGAGACTGGCGA